CAAGAGATAAACATGCTTGCCTGTCTTACTGAAATCATGGTTGAGTGTGAGTTCAAGTGACTGAGAACGAACTAGAAGAACTCAGAGATGAAGTATGTCATCTTCTCCTGAGTAGAATGAGTAAGGGGTCACAGTTCCAATTTGCGTTGGATCGTATGCACCAGATTTATTCTCATTACTCGGAGGAACAACTAAAAGCATTGTTGCCTAAATCAAAGAAAAAAGGTAAAGGAGGTGGATTCTAATGAGTGAAAAGATTGTATGGACACAAAAACCTCTCATTCCTGATTGGGAATGCATTCTCATTTGCTTGAAGAATGCTCCTTGCGGAACTGATAAAAAACAAGTTGAACGATTGATTAAGGAGTACGAAAATAGATGAAGTTTAAGGCAAAGGTTTATGTTCGTTTGAGGGCAGCAGTTGATGACTCTGCTGGTAATGCCGTAAGAGATGCTTGTGGTAGACTGTCTGAGTTGAAGATGCAGAAACTGAGATTAGGTAAACTGATTGAAGTTGACTTTGAGGCAGCTGATAAAGAGACTGCCGAAAAAGAAATCGAAAAACTAAGTGACAGGTTATTCTCTAATCCTGTCATCGAAGATTATGAATTTAAAGTATGGAGTATTGAACAATGAATGTTAAGTTGATTCGTATGTGGTCTGGCGAAGATGTCGTTGCAGATTTGATTGAAGAAAAGGAAGATAGTATTGTTCTCTGCAATCCTATTGTTGCTGTCCCTGCTGGAAATGGTCAAATGGGATTTGCTCCTTGGTCACCCTTGTTGAAAGGTAAGGGTACTGAACTTGAGGTTAGTGGTAAATATGTTGTCTATATAAATGACCCTCAAGATCAAATTGTTGATGAATACAAGAACATGTTCTCGGTAATTCAAACACCTGCCAAAAAATTAATCATGTGATATGACTAGTGAAGAATTAGAACAAGAAAGACATACTGATGATGATTACAATGTAATCAGTCATTACTATAGTGCAAAGCGAAGACATCCAAATATTCCATTTTATCTACAAGATGAATTTGGAGATACATACGAATTTGATTGGTCTTTAATTTATCAATACATTGCAAGATTAACACAATGAAAAAGCAAAAACATCAAGTAAAATCTAAGTTCTATTATATCTTTTGGGGAACTGCAACAGCATCTGTTTTACTCGGTCAACTTTATGTTGGAACAGGATATCGTATAATGGCACAAAGAACGTTTGAACTTCAAAACTTTTTCTTCGAACTCGTACCATAATATGGGATTGTTAAAAATAGATAGAAGTAAGATGGTAGAGGAGAGAGTAAAAACTACTCCTCAAAATGTTCAAGAAGCAAACGAAGCATTGTTTCGTGCTAAAATGACTTTACCAGCTGCAGCAAAACACTGTGGTATGACCCATAAGGAAATGAAACTGACCTTTTGGGAATTTTTGAAGTACAATGAACCTGATTATGAAGTGCCTGAGAGTTGATGTAAAAACTAGAGTCACTGTCCTTGTTAACGATGATGATGACTTCTGGGCAATCAAACACAATGCAATGCAACAAGTGCATGATGACATTCACTGGCACTTGAAAGACAAATTTATTATTGATTATGAAATCTCTGAAAACTCCCCTCAGGTATCCAGGGGGTAAATCCCGTGCCTGTGTCAAAATGGACCCTTACTTCCCTGATCTAAGGGAATATAGTGAGTTCCGCGAACCATTTATTGGTGGTGGCAGCGTTGCCATTCACATTACTAAAAAGTACCCACACCTCAACGTATGGGTGAATGATCTCTATGAACCTCTGGTAAACTTCTGGCAGCAATTGCAGATGTTTGGGACGGAGATGAAAAATGAACTACAAGAAATTAAATCCAAATATCCTGATCCAGAGTCTGCAAGGGAATTGTTTTTAGAATCAAAGGAATACCTTAATGACGAATCCAATAATGACTCTTTTCGGCGGGCTATTAGCTTTTATGTTATTAATAAGTGCTCTTTCAGCGGTCTTACTGAGTCGTCCTCATTCTCAAAACAAGCAAGTGACTCCAACTTCTCAATGCGAGGAATTGAAAAACTCCCTGGATATTCAGAAATAATTGCAAAGTGGAAAATTTCTAATTATTCCTATGATTATCTTTTGGATGAGACATCCGAATCGAATGCCTTTGTATATCTAGATCCTCCATATGATATCAAAGACAATCTTTATGGTAAGAAGGGAAGTATGCATAAAGGATTTGATCATGACCTTTTTGCTAAACACTGTGATGAGTGTTATCTACCTCAATTGATTAGTTACAATTCCGATCAACTGGTTAAAGATAGGTTTACTGATTCTAAATGGAATGCTGCAGAGTTTGATTTGACTTATACCATGCGTTCTGTTGGAGAGTATATGCGTGAACAAAAATCTAGAAAAGAACTTCTACTTTTTAACTATGAAAAAGAAAGTATTCTCGGTATTGATGACGTATGACGATATGAATCTGGTATATCAGAAACTACAACAATCTGATATATCTGATGAAGATCTGAAGCGTATTGAAGTTTCTTTTCGCGTGGCACAAATATCTTACGGAAATCCTGGAGCATTTTATGAGTCTTGAATTAAAAGATTGGTTGAACAGCATCAACATAACCAAAAAGCATCTGATCGATGAAGATCCTTCTATTGAGAAGGAATATCCTCCATACATTATTAATCGTTGTCTTTCTGGACATTTAGATTGTGTTATGTTTGCCAATGAGATGAATAAGTATAACTTTCTTCCTAAAAAGTTACAATATGATTTCCTTCTAAATAGTCTGAGGAAAAAGAAGAGATTCTCTCCCTGGCTCCGACAGGATAAAATCAAAGATCTTGACTACGTTAAACGTTATTATGGTTATAGTAATGAAAAAGCAAGGCAGACTTTGAAAATTCTAAATAAAGAACAACTTACATTTATTAAATCTAAACTTGATACTGGAGGAACAAAATGAGTGTGGTTCAAGAACCTGAAGTGAAGTGGTCACCAAGTCAAATGGTTGAGGTAACACTTAACGAACCAGATGACTTTTTAAAAGTACGTGAAACACTAACCAGAATTGGTGTTGCCTCTAGAAAAGAAAAGAAAATCTATCAATCCTGTCATATTCTGCACAAGCAGGGTAGATACTTTCTAGTTCATTTTAAAGAGTTGTTTGCCCTAGATGGTAAACATGCAAATCTAACTGTTAACGATGTACAACGTCGCAATCGTATTGCACAATTGATTGCTGATTGGGGTCTGGTAAGCGTCGTTAATCCAGAAACTATTCAAGATATTGCACCTCTAAATCAAATTAAAGTCCTTGCGTACAAAGATAAGCAGGATTGGATTTTGGAAACAAAATACAATATCGGGTCTAAAAAGAAAAAGACTGAAGAATCTGCTGAGTAATTGTGGATATCCAAGAAACTGGTGTCTACTGGAAGGTAGACTCTAACAATAACCTTGTCAATAATTATGATAAGGTTGAGTTGGATCTGCAATTAAATGCTATATGTGATCTATTTGTAAAAGAAATCCAAGAGTTTGTTAAAGATGCTTGTGATGAAGAAATAGACATCCATTCGGCATATCTTCGCGGATCTTGGTTGAATGGTAACACCTGCGTACATTCTGATATTAATTTTTTGGTTCTAGGACCAGATGCAGGATCAGAAGAATTGATGCCGTACTTTAATAGTCATGTTAGTCAACTTATTAAAGATAAGTTTGATGTTGAAATTGGGGTTAATGCAGTAATTGAATCAGTAGAATTTTTTCTAGAAGATTATCTGGAAAGATTTCCTATCAAATGTATATACGGTGTTGATCTTTCTTTAAACGTATTAAATTTTGATCTGATAACTAATGAATGTTTGGATGGAACCGAGAGGGGAGACTGTAAGTACCTTTTGGATTCCTTAAATCATGCCATGATGGCAGCAACTTCAAAGGATATTGTTGGTGGAAATGAATGGTTTGTTGTAGGACCATCATTCATTAAAAACTTGTTTAGATGTGCGTTTAACACTATCTGTAAAGAAAAGAAGATATGGACTAGAGATCTTTATTACTGCTATAAGTTCTTTGTCGAAGAGTATCCACAATTTGAACAGAATATGATTGCTCTTTTGGATCTATATTTAAATCCAAATAAACCATCAGAACAAATAAAGGATGTTCTAACTCTTTCTCTTGACATAATTGATCACATGAGTAGGAATATAGAAAAAACCGAATAAATAAAACTGCGATCTTTCGTGCGGTCGCTTCAAAAGTCGGAAACCCCTATAAGAAGGTGTGGTTAAACCCATATCTTCTTTTTTCGTTTTATGGTTAAATATAGATGTAGGAGGAAGGGTTTCTAGAGCCCCTTCTACGCCAACGATTGCCTTCGGGGATCACACAATCTAATCTCGCTTTAAAAGGAGAAGTACAATGGGAAACCTCACACGATACGGTGCTGCGGATCTGCCTGCGCTTATGGAGCGCA